GTTTACTGGACTCAGATCTATGTGCGATATCGGACAGTGGGACACTGTCGAGGCGATCGGTAAGCTTGGCTACGGTACTGATTACGCAACTCAGTCTACTGCTATGACTTCCCTGAACAACATGGTTGACGCTGATGACGCTGACGTCACTAAGATCATGGAGGGTCGTTGATGGCTGGTTGGGACCCTGTCGGCGATGCAATCGCTTCCATGCTCGGAATGTCTACCGAAGATCTCTATGCTAAGACTAAGTTCTACTTCGCGGATGTTCCTGTCGTCGGGTCTGTGGTCCGTGCCTTCGATCAGTCGAACTACTATTCCGACTATATGAGAAACCGTGATCTCTCTTGGTCTGACGCTCAGTACCCCTCGCTTATGCGCGGATCTGGTGGTGTCGGATCTGGATTGAACTTCGTTTCTTCGAATGTAGAGAGGTTGTATAAATGAAATGGAAGATCTCATTTCGTCTCGATGCAGCGGACGATGAAACTGGAATCTCGGTCAAGGATCTGATCGTTGAACCTGTTGAGTCTGAACCTGATCCTGCAATCAGGTAAACTACTTCCTACCCCCCTAAAGGGGGGTAGTCCGTTAGTGTTACGTTAAGGACTACCCCCATGTTTATGTCCCGCCGTTAGGCGCCCTGCGGAGCAAGCTGTGGCCGTGCGGTAGCACCGTTCAGTGCAACGGTGTATTTTCGATAACCCACCTGTCTTCGGACAGTTTGTCCAGTTTTGGCATTTCGTTCGTAAGTACCATGACCTTAACCCCCCTGATGTTGATCGGTCTCGCGGAGTAACGCGGATCCATGATAAGTCCGTCCTTGATGCTTTCGATCGCTGTGTACAGCTCTTTGGACCACTTCCAAGATCTCGGTATGTCTATGATCACATACGGTTTTGGTGGATACCCCTTCTCACGATCCTGATGTGCTAGGCTCGCCATCGTTTGAAGCATGCTTTGAACCGTCGTCATTGTAGGCGGTAGATAGTACGCTCTGCCTGTCTCGAATAGGTGCCCTACAAGCCAGCTCTTGCCATTGTTTCCCTTCGGGTCGTACCAAACCATTACCTCGCGGTCGTTCGTCGTTCTGAGCTTGTTTAAGAGGGCCTGCTGGTACCATCTCGGCTTACCCCATCTCATGCGGTGCACCTCTACTGTATCCCAAGATGCCCAATATCTGCCTTCCTTGGCTTCGTACTCCCAATTGTCGCTACATTCCTCTACGTGGGCTGTCGGTATGTTCACGTTCGCCCATCCTGTCCCGATCCTGACCTTCTCGTATACGATCGTCCAATTTGGTCCTAGTGTAGGCTGTTGCTTCTCCTCGAACTCGAAGAATCCTTCCCTTGCCTGCATTCTGATCTGCCAGTGCTTGTATCCGGATCTTCCGCATTCCTCTGCTACGATCCATTTCTTGATGTCGTTGTCCCTGATGTACTTCATCAGTCTGATCACTGGATGCCTCGGATCATCGTCTCTCGGTATTGTTAGCATGTAGTTTTTCAAGGTACCACCTTTATTACACTTTTATAATCGGACTTTGCCCGATCTGATCTGAAAATGAGGATAGGTTTATTTATTTAGGCTGTAATGTCGTAACGTTACTACCTTAACTAGTAACAGGATGTGTCAAAATGGCATACGGAAGAAGGTACGGAAGAAGGTACTACGGACGCAGGTATTACAGGCGCAGGTATTGAGGTGATTCTATGGTCTCTGTGACTGTCTCTGAAACTTATGATCTCTCGACTAAGGTCAACAAGATGGGTATTGTAGGTATCCATACCCCTACTGGATCTCTCATCGACAAGATGTGGCCCGGTCTCGTTCTCCAGCACAAAAAGTTCAGGTTCGTGTCTTGCGATGTTGCAATGGCGTGTGCTTCTATGCTCCCTGCTGATCCTCTGCAGATCGGTGTAGAGGCTGGCGCGATCGCTCCCCAGGACATGTTTAATCCTATCCTGTATCGTGCTGTATCTAATGAGTCTATGAACAATTTCCAGGCGTATCTCGCTTCTATGGCTGAGGTCGCTGGTGGTGCTATCGTTCCTGTTGTCAATCAGGGTTCTGTCGTTGATATCAATTCTGCCGATTTCAAGTCTGGCGAGACCTCTCTTGATCAGTTTTCGATGTACTACGGTCTCCTCTCGGATGCTTCTGGTTGGAAGAAGGCTATGCCTCAGGCCGGTCTTACTATGCGTGGTCTTTACCCTCTGGTCTATCAGGTCGTTACTCCCTATGGATCTCAGGATACCAATGGTGTATCTGATTGGGCTGAGGTTAATGATAACCCTGGTGGTGTTGCTGGATCTACTAATCAGTGGATTGGTGGTACTAATGGACTTGGATCTGTCCCTGCTCCTGATGGATCCTCTGGCGCTACTATTGCTGGTATCACTTCGTCTCGCATGATGTTCAAGGGTCCTTCTATGAGGATGCCTGCTATCGATACCACTCTTTACTCTACCTCTGCTAACAAGACTGGTAACATAGTTCCTCAGGGTAATGGTGCCTCTATCGCTTCCAATGTAGGTCATGTTCCTCCTGCTTACGTTGGTCTGATCGTTCTGCCCCCGGCTAAGCTCAATCAGCTCTATTACCGTCTTAAGGTAACTTGGACTATCGAGTTTACTGGACTCAGATCTATGTGCGATATCGGACAGTGGGACACTGTCGAGGCGATCGGTAAGCTTGGCTACGGTACTGATTACGCAACTCAGTCTACTGCTATGACTTCCCTGAACAAC